TTCTACACCATAATAAAAGTCAGCTGAAGATTGAACATCTAAACTTTGAAAATAATTTCTTACATCTTGATACGTCCACGAACGATTAAGTCCCATCAAACAGGCAATAAATCCTGCTGCTACTGGACATGCTGCACTAGTGCCACTAAACCCGCAGTCCTCTGGTACACCAGCACCGCTACCACTATCTGCTGTAAATCCTGGATAAGTATCCGGATATCGTCCTTCTGCTGTATAGCTTCTATTTGCTGCTAAGGTACCATCTGCAGGCATGTAAACGTCAATGGCTTCTCCTCTGTCACTATATCCTACCTTTGCTTCTTTACTACTTGTAAAATCGTCGTCTAACGCACCAATGTTTATAGCTTTATAAGTAACTTCACCAGTAAGACCATTTACAGTTTTTCCACCCATCTGTGGGAAGCCTCTTCTATTGGTAGTGCCATATACAGCTTGACCGATATCGAAGTATGTTGTTTCTTCTAATGTCTGTGTTGATGTTGCACTGATGTAGTTGTCGAAATCCGGATGACCCCAGTTAACTTGTTTTTGATTACTATTACCTGCTGCAACAACAAATATTATACCGCTATCAATGAGTTCGTCTAATGCAGTGGTTAACGAACTTGGTTTAAATTCGCTTTTCCAACGCCCGCTGTCTCCTTGCGATCCCATATGACTTATAAATGCAGGTTCGCTGCTAGTACCCGGATATTGAACAGGAGCATCATTTCTAAAATGATAGTATCCGTTTGTAGTACCTTTACTAGATCTGTATCCCCAACTATTAGAACTTACTGTAGGATTTTTAGTGTTATACTTTGGATTTACGGGTTTTGTTTGATGAAATATTTTTTGTAAATCGAATCCTGGTTCTATGTCTGCACCGTTGGTGCCATAATGATTGAGAACCCATTTGTTAGCATTGTATGCCCATCCTTGTGTTCTACCGTATGTAAGAGCCATACAAGGCGTACAGTGCTCTCCTACACTGCTTTGTGCAGTATTAGATCCATTACAATATGCGCGAGTGTAGAAGCTTGTAACAGTGACAGTACCGACATTTGGATACGCAGTACTAAAACGGTTGCTTCTGTTTGCACTGTTACTCCACCATCCACGTGAAAAACTTTCAACGGGAACAACGGTACCATCCCATCGAGTAGTTAGTCGTGTGCCCGGGTCTGCATTGAAATATTCTGGGTCTAGATAGTAAGGTGCGTCCAACACAAGGTCCAGCACATCACAAGTTCCGTTTCCTGGCAAGACATTTCCGCCTGTATATCCGGCTGGTTTAGATCCAGCACAATTACTCTGAAACTCTGGGTGTCCTATCCATCCGGCGCCATCATCAGCAACAATAACATCAACATCTCTAGCATCGCCAAATTGCTGAATATTACTGTTTACAACTGCATTGTCTGCAAGACTACCGTCTTGCCACACATCTAATTTCTGCATAGGGCGCAACAACTGATATCCTGTTCTGTTGATATCAGACGAATCTGGAGTACCTGGCAAAGTATTACTAACACTAAATTCTCTGTATACCTTAACGTTACTTTGCCAACGTGTTAATAATTCTGCATTAGTTGCTTGAAGTTCTCCGGGATTTGGTTTAAATTGTTCCGGATAGCTTGTAAAGTCCACGTTAATCCATTTAATTCTTGGATCTGCTTTTAATGCTTCAGCTTCTTCATCAGTTAAAAGAAAAATACCTCTAGTAGGACTATGAGGTTTTTCATCTACACATGTTACGCATCTACTAGGAACAGTATCAGTTCCTTCACTAGAGACTAGTTGGTTATGTATTTCGTACCATTGCTCGGGGGTATGTGTACCGATTTGGTAATACTTTTCACTCATTGAGTATCCTTTGTCTTTCTATTATGCGGCAGTTCCGTCGTCTAAGTTAATCCATGCGCCGTTTTGATAACCTTGGAATCTGTTATCTGTTGTGTTGTAGATTAAGTCGCCTGCAACTGGACTAATTGCGTTTCTTTCTGTTGTTGTAAGTTGTGCTAGTCTAAACGGACTAGTAGTTACTCGCACACGCTCGCCGGCTTGCAAGTCGATAACTGTTTCGCTTTCTAATGTAGGAGTTCCTGCGCCTGTACTTATAAAATTATCAGCAGTTACCGAAGCAAATCTTACATCTGCGTCTTCTTCAAGAGATTGGTTTGGCATATTAAACCACGAATCTGCTTGATAATACTGTATTCTTTCGGCGTCTATATTATAGAACATTGCACCGTCGATTGAATTACTATCAGATCCAAATCCATCTCTTGTACTAGTATCACTTGGTCCTAATTTTAAGAATGTACTAAGTACAGTTGCGTTTTCACTAAGTTCTTCTACAACTGCTCTGGCCCATCCTGTAGTATTATTATACATGTATAATCCGCCGGTTGTAGTAACGGTATCATACATTATTTCGCCAGTACTAGGAGTTGCAATTGACGTATATGCTCTGTTGTCACTAAGTTTTAAACTACTATTTGCTATAACTGCGGTGTTTCTAAATATAGTGCTTCCGGTCACGTCTAATTTGTAGCCTGCTTCTAATGAAAATTTACCTATTGCAACACCGCCGTCTTGTATCCCAACATAATTAGACGAAGTCAAAGATCCGCCAGTTGGAGAATGACCTATGTAAATTCCACTATGCCAGAATCCCATAGATGAGTAAGTTTTTGTTCCGCCGTCATCAGTTTGATCAAATGACACTACTCCGATAACCTGGTCTGATGTAGTACCTGTATCAGTTCTTTTAAATATTAACTTTTGTAATTCTCCAGTATTTGCTAATGTTATTTGTCCTAATATTCCTGAAAGAGAATTAGTTATATCAACTGTACTTTCGTATGATATTGAATTAGCAAAAATATTACCAGTAATTGTGCTAGTACTACTATCAACTAAAACACTGCTATCTTGAGCTATAATATTAATTCTATAGTCTGATCCTTCAACAATACCTCCGTTAACAGTTGTATTAATCCAGCTTGTTCCATTCCATGATAACGTGTCTCCAGGAGTTAATGTTCCTAGGTTAAAATCGTTTAAATCACCTAACGAAATGTTAGTGATTAAACTACCGTCGCCGATAAATGATCCGTAAAATGCGCTGTTTACATTATCAACAATTAGTGTGCTATCTACGCTAACAATACCGCTGTCAATTGCCAATGCTGATACGATTCCATTGATGGCAATGTTACCAGTACCATTAATTTCATAGCCGCTTAAATTTAGGTTTGATGTAAGAGCACTAGTAATGCCACCACCACCGACAATTAAATTACCGCCTACTGTTGACCCGTCGCCGACATATATTTCTCCGGTATCTGTTACGTATACAAGTTCACCTTCAGAAAATGTAATACTCTGTCTTTGAAGGTCTGTACCGCGTCTTAATCGCAATGTCATATTGAAAATCTCCTAGCGTAATTGTTATATATATTTATCACGCTAGGAGATTTATTATTTGTTGGTTTTGAGAAATCTATAAACTCTGCGACTTAAATCGTGTTTAATACGCTCTAAATCGAGTTTAAAATTTATAGTTTCCATTGAATCTTCGTATTCTTCGAATAATTCGTCTAATGTGTCTTCTATATCTTCGAGTGTATGAGTTTTTCTACTTCCATTTATGTCAATATCCCATACAGTACCATTTTCAAATTTTATAATGATACTGTTGAGATATTCAACTGGGAAGAAATCCATGTCTACTTCGTTGAGTATTTCTTCCCAATCCTCGTCAGAAATACGCTTTACTTTATGATTCTTCGACAATAGTAGGTTTAGCTTTCTTTTTTATTGGAACAAGTTCGTCTGCCTGCTCTCTTAGTCTTTTAGCTTCTTTAAACATAGAATCTGCCTGACTTCTCAAAGAAGCAGCTAAGTCTTCATCGGTTAAGACACTATTTGTAGGTGCACTATTTACAACCGCAGTTGTTTCTTTAACAGGAGATGTGTTGTTGGGATCCTGTTGCGGTGTGTTAGGTCCTTTTAACGAAAGATCCTCTAACGAAACTCCTCGCTGGTTAGCAATTATTTGATTCAATTCATCTAATCCAACAGTTGTATGCAGGTCAGGAATCATTTCAATTTCATTTGTTGCAATCTTAAATAGTTTACCAGTTCCGTGAAACCCAGCAAGCATGTTGCGTCCGTCGACTAGATATGTTCGTGCCATTGCTTCTGCAAGTTCATACGCTGCCTGTCCTGCTTCGCTTTCAACACACCTAATCAAACTAGCATGTTCGTCAGCATTCAACGAATCGGTAAAAATTACCAACGCATTGAATGGATCATTTGGCAAAGTTCTATAAGCAACTATTGCTCTTCTTTTGCTCTTTTTTAAACGTCCTACGTGTTTAAGCGCCGGCATCTGTAGTTTCTCCTTTGCTAGGAGTTTCTTTTGCAGCAGCAGCTTGTGCTTGTGCAATTTTTTGCTGTTCTTCTACTGTTTTTAGAAAAAGATCAAGTTTGCTGTACACAGTACCTACTACAGCCATTTCGGCTGGCTTAAAAGCATTACGTTCACTTGCAAGATCAATAATTGCTTTCATTGCAGCCAAATCTTGAATGTTTAGATCCTGTGAATTTGTTGCAGTTTTTTCTTCGGCCATAATTTATTCTCCTTTGTATATTATATATGTTGAAGTGATTATTTGTATTTTAAAAGTGGACAAGCCAACATAAAATAGCTCATGTCTCCGGGATTTTCAAATCCTACTTTTATTTTGTTTTTAAATTGCGAATCGTCGTCAACCAGTTCTACAGTTTGCCCAATGTAGTATCTACCCGATATGTTGTCGTATATCCAATCGTTGAGGGCTTTGAGCAAGTTGTAAGAAAACGTAACAGATATTGTTTCGAAATACGGAGGGCAAAATTCTGCCCTCCGTATATCCAGTACATTTAAAGGATTTATTTTACCTTTACGTATCACGCAGTTTTCTCGTAGTGTGCTGTTATGCCAAACGGGCCTTCGAGACTCTTATCGTGATTTTGGTGAATAATGAAGATTGTATCACAATACTCCGGATCACCCCAACTGTTCCATGCATACCCGTCTGTGAACATAATAAACTTCTTTGGCTGAATGCTGTGACTCTTCATGTATGTCCAGTTACACATGAAATCAGTACCGCCACCGCCCTTGAGTTTGTACTCAGTTAGATCTTCACCACAGTCGGCACTGAAATCTTGTTCATTATAGACTTTAGTATCAAAGCACCACAATTTAATTTGGTAATCTTTGTATTCGTCCATAATGCCTTTGATCTCACCAAGGAAGTCAGAAGCCTGATCGTTGCCAATAGATCCGCTCATATCCAGTGCAATACAGATGTCAATGGTTTCGGCAAAGTTCATGCCGGGCAATACAACACCAGTATGCCACCCTTTGCGGTTAGGACGACTAAACGTGTAATCGCTACGGATAGTGCTTTGGATCTGTTGACGCAGCAATTGACGCCAATCCATTTTAGGCTCGGTGATTTCTTTAATCATGCGAGCAATTTCACCAGGCAAGTTGCCTGCACCAGCAGCACTGGCCGCTTGCAGCATAGCTTCTTTGATCTCGTCTTTGATTTGATCAAGTTCTGCTTTGCTGTAACGCGGACGACCGTTTCCTTCGCCGTCTTCGGTGCCATCACCTTCTAGATCAAGATGCTCGTCTAGCATTTCACCGAGTTGTTTTACAAACTCTTCGCCGTTTTTCTTTGCCTGCTTAAATAGTTCGTCGTAAACTTCTTCCGAAGTCCACTTATCATATTTGAAGTCTTGGTAACAATCTACTACCTTGGGCTTAGTACCAATACGATCACGAACAAGAAGGTTGTTTACAATATAGTCGGCTGCAATGTTATACAGCATAGGATCGCGATCATCTCGACGACCTAGGTGATCGTACACCATGTGCAGAATCTCGTGTGCAATAACAAACTCAACTTCTTTGTTATTCATTGCATTGAAAAATTGCGTGTTAAAAAACAAGTTTCTACCGTCTACGGCAGCAGTCATCAGCCATTCATCGGCTGCTTGAATACGCAAACGAGTAGCCATGTTACCAAAGAACGGATGACGCAGCAACAGACCGATACGAGCAACAACGATACGATCGTAAACTTCTTTACGCATATTTTCCAGTTGCTCGGGCGTGATGTTAGGATCGGGCTGCCAGTTTTTTAGTTTGCTTTGAGTTTTTTTAGTAGACATAGGTTACCTCATTGTTCCGTTTATGATGTAATATAACATTATTTACATTACAAGTCAACCGCTTGAATAAAAAATGGGCAAATTTTTCAATTTGCCCATCTTCTACCATATTACGCCGCTTGTGCAGCCTTAATATACTTACCGTAACGTTCGTGGAATTCATCAAAACATTCAGTTGCATCCGGATCAATCGGAAGCGAATATTGAGTCAATGCAAGTTTGATACCCATAACAACAAGTTCAGTATCAAAGTTATCCATTGCAAAACGCAAGAAGTAGTTGACTTTCTCATCAAACTTCTTATCGTTTTTATCCGCAGCTTCTTTCAGCTCGTAGCAAAGAGAAACAGTCAAGGAATACATGGCACTGATTTCTTTAGTTTTCATCTCTTTGACTTTGCCGGCAAGAATTTCAACCGGGTCGGGCATACTAGAAGCAACTTTACGGTGAGCCATAAACTTGACAGCAAGTCCTTCACCAACTGCACCTGCTACCAGGTCAGTGGTTGTGCTTTCGTCAAGATCATCTTCGAGCAGTTCACTTACGAACGACCACGAACGCGGTGTTGCAAACGAACGGCTAGGAGATTTAGGATCAAAGTCGTACAGGTCTCTTTTAGCAAAGTTAAGAAAACCCACAACGTCTTTGTGAACTCGGTTAGTAACTGCCCACTCAAACCAGTCATCAAAAGAAACAGCAAGTTCCAAGTGAATGAAACGGTTTGCCAACGGAGCAGGCATACGATACGTAACACCTTTATCTGCTTCGCGGTTACCAGCAGCAACAATCATAACATTGTCGGGCAAACGATATTGACCAACACGACGGTTAAGAATCAGCTGATACGCAGCGGCTTGCACAGCAGGTGCAGCACTGTTCATTTCGTCAAGGAAAAGAACAATGTTATCATACTTAGCAGCCAGTTCGTCGTCGGGCAGTTCGGCAGGAGCACCCCACACCATTTTGCCGCTGTTGGTGTCAAAATACGGAATACCTTTGATATCGGTAGGTTCCCACAACGACAAACGAACGTCGATCAGCAAGCTATTCTTAAACGAGTTAGTAATCTGAGCAACAATGTCAGACTTACCAATACCAGGAGGGCCCCACATAAAAACAGGGCGTTTCTTGCGCATTGCATGACGCAAGCTATTCTTTGCTTTGTTCGGAGTAACAGTACGTGCTTCAGACATTGTATATTCCTTTCTGTGATTTCAGTGCCTATGCTTTACATTAGCAGTAGATCACAGTGTTGTCAAGAATAAATTTGCAGTCGATGAATATTTTATTTACGTCGACGATGTTTTCTGTGTTGGTAACACTAGACTGAGATCTAGCTCGTTCATCCACAAGTAATCTTTTTCATACAGATCGCATACTGTGTTCATAATATATTGTTGTACGTTAGACTCTAAATTGTAAAAAACTTCTTTAAATTCTGGTTGGTGTTGTTTTCGACTAATTTGTAGATATATGTCAATGTTTTCCATTAACACAAAGTGATTGTTATGGTTGAGATTTTCATACTCAAAATACCCTATATGTTGGGGTATAGTATGTCCATCTTCGTACATGATTTTTTCAAATTCTGTAAAAAATAGTCTTGCATCTCCTACTTCCCAATTTTTAACATCTATATTAGAATAATAGTCGTGCAAAGGGTTTGCAGAACCGTCTTCGTTTCCTTGTATAATAAATGAAGTAAACCAACTAAGCCATCGTTGCAATGGATCTCTAACTATTCTAGTAACTTTCATACTAGCTAGTTTATCAGCATTTTTGTAACTAAACAACAATCTCCAGTCGGATATTCCAGATGCTGCAATTGCTCTTAGATGATTGGTGCCGCAACGTTGCAGAGCCCAAATTACTTCGTTTCTTTGTTGACTTACTATTAGATCCATGATATGTGTTTACTCTTGATTGCTTCGGTTTAATGCTTTTGCAATTCCATATTTTCTAACATCGCCTGAAAACAGCGTTAGCTCAACTGCTTTGCGTTCATTGGTGACAACTATACCTTTTTTTGTTAAGTAATAAGGACAATCGATAAATTTGTCTAAGAAAAGAATGAATTGGGTGGTTAGTGTCATGTCTAGTGGAAACGGAATATCATACGTTGCTAACCCAATTTCACAAATAGTTTCATAACCTTTATCTGTTAACCGTAGTCCGGTATGACTATTTGATCGTGTGTTCTGCCACCATAGTGGCATGTATTCCGAGACTGTTTGGTCGTTTATTGTTTTGCCCAATTCTTTTAAAAAAAGTTTTGTATATGTTTCTTTCAAATTGGCTCACCTGAGGTTAGCTTATACACTTCGAACTCTTTACATTTAAAAGTAGTATTAAGTTTTTTTGCTAAGTTGTGTGCGTGTCCGGGGTTAGAAAAACTTGTTTTTTTATATTTAGGTCCTGGATAGTTTGTTAACGAATTTGAACTCTTTAAATTAAAAGGTTTTCCTTTATAAAATACTGCCCAAATTGCTTCAGACGATAATACTTGTTCTGTTTTGTATGTTCTAGGATTTGTATAATCTAACAGTATTGTTGGTTTAGGTCGACTCATATTACGCTCCATTAAATGCGTATATATTTATCATCGTAAACCCGGTTACTACCAGCGAGATCCTGCATCCATGTTGATATTTATAACTTCGTTTTCAGATGATAACGCTTCTTTTACGTATTTTTCCAAGTCTCCTTCGAGACGAGACATTACCATTCCTAACGTATATGCTAGTGTTTTTGCACGATCTATAGGAATACGTATCTCTGGAGAGTTACTTGCATCTGCTTGTTTAACTTGTTGTAAATATTGTATGATTGATAATGTGTTAAGTGGTTCGATTGACATTGTGCAATGCAGCTTTCATTTCTAATTCTGTCTTAAAAGGCCCAACGTATTCATTACGTTCAATTGTAATAAGTTTTGGACAAAAACTTTTAAGCCAGTTAACATTAAATTTAACTAGATAGTATCCTGCACAATATACGCTTTTTGACTTTTCGCTTTTTGTAAACAAAGGAAGTTTTCGGCTAATATCATACATGCTGTTGAACGGCTCGGACCTAGTCGGATAGTCGTGTACATTAAATTCTTTATCTTTATTCACTGGAGTTGTAATTTTAGCAGTTAAAAAGTTCTTTCCAAACTTTTTTAGCAACTCTGACTTGTCAGTGTAAAAACTAATTTCACCTTTACCTGAAAATATATAGTTGTCATTGTCTTTGGCTAAGGTACCAATCTTGGTATCGCCTTCGTTGATTATCCAAAACTTATCTTTTAAAACAGGGGTTGCAACAAAACTCTTTTTTATCATAGCTTATCCTACATACTTAGCAGACAGTGGTTCTGCAAACGATTGTGCTTGATCGGCAACTCGTTGCAAATCCCATTTGGAACAAAACTTAATCAATCTCATGCCTACTTGTGTAACATTCTTAGGTTCAACTGAGTTGATTGTGTTGTCAATATCTGCTCTAACATGCTCTGGTTGAGCAGTTAAATCACACAGTGTTACATTGCGTGTATAGTCATCGATAACACGATGCTCAACGCCATTGTGATCAGTCCAGCGTTGCAACATAAGGTTATTCCAAGCAAATCCTTTGGATTGTTTGTCAGCAAATGCTTCAGTCAATCCAACCTTATTCTTTGTGCCTTTTACTCTAACACCGGGATATGCAGAAAAAATGTTGTCGCTTGTGTCGCCACGCATACATTTTTCAAACAACAGCCATTGCGGATCAGGCGCAGGCTTAGGCTGCTTAGTTTTTTTGTCGATAACTGTCTTACCCTTGTCGTCAAAATAGCCTTCGTAAGTAATTGTAGTGTTACTTACACCGTTGTAT